GAGAACAGTGGAAGTTTTACTTGGCATGGATACAAAGTATCTTTGGCGAGAAAAGTGGATAACGCTAGCCTTTATCAAATGGCAAAAGATTTCCATAATTCTTTAAAAGCAAGTAACGCTGCAGCTGAGAACAAAGTAGAATCTAATTACTAGATTCCTCTTTTAGAGGATAGGAGCAGTGAAGCGAGAGTGGAGCTGCTCCGACCCGGGATCATTATGGAACATGAATTTATAGAATTATTTAAAGGTTATGAAGGTGATTTTGGCATGGCGGACATGTCAAAGACTGAGATAGACTCAGAAAAAAATAAAATAAAACCTAATTATGAATGGGCAGGTAGACCTGTTACATTAGAAGATTACAAGAATCATTTACACGGAAAGAAATCAATTGGAATTCAACCCTGCAGAATAGATAAAACTGCACAGTTTGGTTGTATAGATATTGATCCACCAGACTATGGATCATTTAAAGTAGAACATTATTTAGCACTATTTCAACAATATAAATTACCCTTAGTACCTATTTTATCTAAGAGTGGGGGTTTACATTGTTATATATTTTTAAAAGAATCTATTCCAACAGTTGATTTAATAGAAGCATTAAAAGCTTTTCTGCTTCCACTAGGATTAAAACCAACTACTGAGGTTTTTCCTAAACAGAAAGAACTACAGAAAGATGATAAAGGAGACATAAAACCAGGAAACTTCATTAACTTACCTTACTATAACAACGGACAATCCACTCGATACGCTATAGATAAGAATAATTCTAAACTATCAGTAGAACAATTTATAAAATTTGCTAACGAATCTAAAATAGATAAAGAAACTTTAGATAAACTCGTAGAAGAAACTCATAAAAATATACTATTAGGAACTAACGCTGAATTTGATGATGGTCCACCATGTCTTGCGTTGTGTTCTAAAACAAAATTAGATGATGGTAGAGACAGATTTATGTATAATTATATGGTCTTTGCTAAAAAGAAATATAAAGACAAATGGCCTGATCAAGTATCAGCAGCTAACTATAGTTATCTTACGAGTCCTTGGGACAAAGCAAAACTAGATTCAAAAATTAAAGCATGGAAGGGTGAAACAGCAGGGCATACTTGTTATGAAGACCCTATTAAAGATAAATGTATGCGTAGTCTTTGTTATAAAAGACCGTTCGGAGTCAAATCTGATAGCATTTCTGTATTCCCTGAGATTCAAGACTTTGAAATGATAGCTTATTTAGAACCAGAATATAGATTTAATGTGATTATGCCTAACGATGACAAGATTCAAGTCATTATAAGTAACACAAAACTTATGACTACACAGAAAGAAGTATTAAATTTAATCTGGCAACAGACTGGAGTTTATTTTGAACCATTAAAACCAAAAGACTTTAGAGCTAAATTAAATGAGTGGCGTAGAGGTGGACAAAAAATTACACCACCTAAAGGAACTCAAGTAGAAGATAGATTAGAAGAAGAACTATACCAATACTGTGTTAATGGGCCACAAGCACAAGAGAGAAGACAAATACACAATGGTTCTTGTTTTACGGAAGAAGGCTATCATTACTTTAGATTTAATTCTTTTATCGAGCATCTAGGAACTGGGTGGAAAATTCCAGAAGAAAAAATTGCACAAAAACTAAAAGACAAATGCAGCGTAGAGTTTGACCATTCTTTAAATGTTGAAGGCAAGACACTGAAGGTTTGTAAATTAAAACAACTTTATACTCCGCAGATTGAACATAAACCTGTGCAAAGAAAAGGAACTAATTATTAATGAGATATAAAGTAGTAGGTCCACCGGGTACTGGAAAGACTAGAAGACTTTTAAATGAAGTACATAAGTATGTAAAGAATGGTACCCCACATGACAGAATAGGTTACTTTGCATTTACTCGTAAAGCTGCAGGCGAAGCCCGAGATAGATTCTTAGCTAAAAATTTAGACCTTACTAAAAAAGATATTAAATATTTTCAAACTCTACACTCTTTAGCTTTTAATAATTTAGGATTGAAAGAAGAAAACGTAATGCAGGAAGGTAATTACCAAGCAATTGGAGAAACATGTGGCATTCAAATTAAGTATGCTTCCTATGAAACTAATAACTTTAATGGAATTTTTTCTTCTAATAGTGAGTATTTAGGTCTCATTAATTTAGCAAGAGTGAGACAAATTACTGCTGGACAACAATTTAACCGTAACGAACATCTTAGTTGGATTAGTAAAACAAAATTAATTGGAATAGAGAAAGAGATTAATAATTATAAAAGCGCGCATAATCTTATAGATTTTACTGATATGATTCAACAGTTTTTAGACAAAGGAACTACACCTAAATTTAAAGTTATTTTTGTAGATGAAGCTCAGGATCTTTCATTAATTCAATGGTCTATGATTAAAAAGATTGAAGATGACACTAATTGTGATGTATGGATTGCAGGCGATGATGACCAAGCTATCTTTGGATGGGCTGGAGCTGATGTGAATTCTTTTATTAAGTGGGATTCAAAAGAAATATTATTAGATAAATCTGAAAGAGTTCCTCGATTAATTCAAGGTAAAGCTTTAGATGTCATTTCAAGAATCTATCTTAATCGTTTACCTAAAGATTATCTTCCTAAAAATGAACTAGGAGTTATTGAAGAAAGATTTAATATTAATGGAATTGATATAACTACAGGCGATTGGCTAATACTGGCTCGAACTAATTCTCTTTTAAAAACAATTCCTGCATATTTAAAAAGAAAAGGTTTTTTCTTTCAGACTCATCAAGGCAATAGTATGGGTAAAACTTTATATGAAGATATTTTAAATTGGAAAAAGATGCAGAAAGGTGAATCAATTCCTGAAGTATATCACCAAAGAATTTTAGAAAATATAATTTGTGATGAAGTAGATGAAGTAATAGATTTTAAAGCGGATTGGTATGAAGCTTTTAATAAGGTTCCTCTTTCTAAAAGAAATTATATGAGAGCTATGTTAGATAATGGAGAAAATGTATTAAGGGATCCAAGAATAAAAGTTTCAACAATTCATGGAGCTAAAGGTGGAGAAGCACACAACGTAATTCTATATTTAAATCAAACGGCGAATACTATCAAAGGTGCAAAGAAATCGCAAGAAAAACAAGATGAAGAATTTAGAGTTTGGTATGTTGGTATTACACGAACTATTGAAAATTTATTTTTAATAAAATCTAAAAACAAATCAAAAGAGTTTAAGTTATGACGCACCCTTATGCCGAAAGTAGAAAAAAAGCTAGAAAAAAATGGAGACAAAGTCCTAAAGGTAAAGCATGGGACAAAGCATATCTTCAACGACCAGAAGTTAAAGTAAGAAGACATGAAGAATATATTAAAAAATTAATTAAGGACGCTACCAATGAGTGATGTATATAAAAAACAAATAGGAGGATCTCATTATTCTTCTATGAAGATTCAACCGAGCGAGTTCATAAATAAAAATAACTTGCCGTTTGCGGAAGGAAACGCTATAAAGTATTTGTGTCGCCACAAACAGAAAGGGCAAAAACAAGATTTGGAAAAAGCAATTCACTATTGTCAAATGGCAATAGATCGTGACTATCCAGATCAACCAAAGGAAGAAAAAAAGGATAAACAAAACTCATGGGGTATAGTCAAATGATAGAAGCACAAACAGAGTGGGTTAAGCCTACTGAATTTCCAGACTTAAGACAAGCAGATACAATTGCAATCGATTTAGAAACACATGATCCAGATTTAAAATCAATGGGATCAGGTTCTGTAGTTGGTAAAGGTAAAGTTGTAGGTATTGCAGTAGCCGTTGATGGTTACTCAGGATATTTTCCTTTCGATCATGAAGGCGGTGGTAACCTTGAAAAAAGTAAGGTAATTCAATGGTTTACAGACGTGTGTGAATCTCAAGCAGATAAAATTTTTCACAATGCCATGTATGATGTGTGTTGGATTCGTGCGATGGGAATAAAATTAAATGGAAACATTTATGACACGATGATTGCAGCATCACTTGTTAATGAAAATAGATTTAGATTTGATTTAGGTTCTCTTGGTTGGGATTATGTTGGCCGTGGAAAAAATGAAACAGAATTAGTTGCTGCAGCAAAAGAATGGGGTGTCGATCCT